ACCAACTGGAATTACAGTTGTCAAAGCTTGGAAACATGTCAACGAAAATTGCAAAGGATGTTGTTATGGCAGGGGCGCAACCAGTGGCTGATGAGATAAGGGTAGGGTTAACAAGAAATTTACAAGGCTCTGAACATTCAAAAGGTGATTTGTTGGATAGTTTAGGTGTTGCGCCGCCAGACATTGACAGAAGCGGTAATGTAAATACAAAAGTAGGTTTTCATGGATATGACAGAAATGGAGTAGCCAACCAATTAAAAGCAAGAGTAATGGAAAGCGGTTCAAGCAAGCAACAGAAAAAACCATTTGTAAGGCCTGCGGTAAATCGCAGTAAAAATCGTGCATTGGAAGCAATGCAAAAGAAATTTGATGAAAAAATAGAATTAATTATAGAATAGGAGAGGATGAAAGATGAAAAAAATCGGCTTAAAATATCCCGTGGCAGCTACTTATAACACAAGTACAGGCGCATACACAGACGGATTTGTAATAGCAAAAGCGATGAGTGCGGTTATAGCAATAAATAAAAATAATGTAAAATTATTTGCTGATGATGATATAGATGAAGTAGACCAAAGTTTTATAGATGGCACTATAACACTTGGACTCAATGAATTACCATTAGACAAACAAGCTATTATGTTGGGACATACCATCGGTGCAGGCGGTGAGATGGTTGCCAATAAAAATGACATAGCACCATATATGGGTCATGGCTTTTATGGAAGAATCAAAAGGAACGGTCTAAACAAGTGGAGAGCTGTCTGGCTGCATAAAGTACAATTTGGCGAACCTAACGATGAAACAGAGACACAAGGCGAAAGCGTTGTATTTCAAACACCTAAAATCGAAGGCGTTATAATGAAAGACGTTAACGGCGACTGGAAAAGCGAAAACGTATTTGATACCGAGGCCGAAGCAAAAACATGGCTTGACACTAAAGCAAGCGTATCGACCACAGCTTCAGGTGGATTGACAGGCTTAGTATTAACAGGTACAGGAGGCGCATTGTCACCGGCGTTCTCTGCTGGAGAAACTTTATATACTTTTGGCGGCGTAAGTGCAGCAAGTATAACTGTTAAAGCAACAGCAGCAAACCATACGCTTAAACTATATGTTGATGATGTATTCACGGAAAACTTAACAACTAACGTTGCATCAGCAGCTATTCCATTGGATGTTGGAAGTCATAAAATCAAGGTATATGCACAAGAAGGAATTAAGACACCACAAATCACAGAAATTACTGTTGTTAGGACAACATAAGGGCGGAGCAATCTGCCCTTTTTTAAGGAGGAATCATGTTAGATATAGTTAAACATATTGAAATAGACGGAACAGAATACCCTATAGCTTATACATTTAATGTTATGGAAGCTATACAGGACAAATACGATACCATTGAAAATTGGGGAAATGCCCTGCAGCCGCCGAAAGGTGTAGAACCTAAAATAAAGGACATCAAATGGACGTTTACCCAATTTATTAACGAAGGCATTGACATAGAAAATGAAAATAAAGGAGAAAAAAGACCTTTTGTAACTGAAAAACAAGTTGGTAGACTAATATCCATGGTTGGAATGGACAAGGTCAATTTACAGCTAATGTCAGTAACCGCAGAAAGTACAAAGATACCTGGCAATGAAGGGAATGACGAGATAAAAAACGAGATGACCACGCAGAAGGTGACGGATTAATAAATTTTGCGTGGTTTTTATTTACAGGAATAAAAATGGGATTTACAGAAAAGCAAGTTGGAAGAATGACGGTAACAAAGTTTATTAAACTTTATCAAGTATATAAAGATACTTTTGATTTAGAAAATAGACTGAAAAACAACAACATGACTTACAGAGAAATTGAGTATGAGCCAACATTGGATGATGTTTTGTAAAAGGTAGGTGATAACATGGCAAGTAATATTGGTGCAAAAATTGAATTACAAGGCGAAGCGCAGTTTAGGAAAGCTGTAACTCAAATAAATACAAATTTAAAAACCCTTGGCACTGAAATGACTAAGGTCAAATCGGAGTTTGATAAGAATGATAAGAGCATAGAATTTTACACCAAAAAGAATCAGGTTCTAAATAAGCAAATAGACGAACAAAAAAATAAAATCGAAGCACTGGAAAAAGGGTTAAAAGTATCAGCCGAAAAATATGGGGAAAATGCTACACAAACGCAAAAATGGCAGCAAGACTTAAACCGTGCTACAGCTGACCTTAACAAAATGGAACGTGAAGTATCAGATAACACTAAAGCAATGGATGAGCTTGGCAAAGAGACTGAGGACACAGGTAAATCGGTTGACGGCACTGGAGGTAAGTTCGAAAAATTCGGAGGAGTTTTAAAAGGTGTGGCGGTAGCGGCAGGGGCAGCGGCAGTAGCAGCGGGAGCGGCGGCAGTAAAATTAGCCAAAGATGTTGTTGCCGGCTATGCGGAGTACGAGCAGTTAGTTGGAGGAGTTGATACTCTTTTTGGTGAATCCTCTTTACAACTACAAGAATACGCAAACAATGCCTACAAGACAGCAGGACTTTCCGCAAATGCCTACATGGAAACTGTTACAGGTTTTTCAGCAAGCTTGATACAATCTTTGGGCGGAGATACCGAAGAAGCTGTTAAGTACGCAGATATGGTTATGACGGATATGTCTGATAATGCTAATAAGATGGGCACAAATATAGAATCTGTTCAAAACGCTTATTCTGGGTTTGCCAAGGGTAATTTCACAATGCTGGATAATTTGAAACTTGGATACGGCGGGACTAAGGCAGAAATGGAAAGGCTCCTGGAGGAAGCGGAAAAGATTTCCGGATTTAAATATGATGTATCTTCTTATGCAGATATAGTTGATGCAATTCATGTAGTTCAAACGGAAATGGGAATTACAGGCACTACAGCACTTGAAGCAAGCGATACAATATCTGGCTCAGTAAATGCTATGAGTTCAGCCTGGGAAAATTGGTTAGTAGGGCTTGGAAATTCTAATGCAGATATGACAGTTCTTACGCAAAATCTTGTTGAAGGATTTCAGAATGTGTTAGAAAATCTAATGCCGGTAATAGGAAATATTGCCGAAGCATTGCCAGGAGCGTTTAATGCTATATTACCAGCTATTAGCGATATATTTCCCGATTTATTAGTAGTTGTAGCCGGACTATTTAATCAAGTCTTAGAGTCGTTATTAAAAATGTTACCTGAACTTATTCCGGTTGCAGTCGATGCAGTTTTAATGATTGCGAATACTTTAATAGATAACTTACCATTAATTATAGACAGTGCATTTAAATTGATTGAAGGTTTAGCAGGCGGAATAACTGATTCTTTACCGACGTTAATTCCCGCAATTATAGAAATAATAACTTTAATAGTTACAGAATTGATAACAAGAATTCCTGACGTAATAAAATTCATACCTGAACTTTTTACAGCCTTAGTTACTGCGGTAACAGAAACAGACTGGGCGCAGATGGGAAAGGATATTGTTGAAGGACTATGGAACGGTATTAATTCATTAGCCGATTGGATTCGTGAAAAAGTTACAGGTTTTGTAGAAGGAATCGGGGATACAATTAAAAATTTCTTTGGTATTGAATCGCCATCAACATTAATGGCTGAATACGGTCGTTATATTGACGAAGGTCTTGCAAAAGGAATTGATGATAATGCAAGTAAACCTATATCATCAGCAGATACCATGGCTACTACAATCGGTTCAGCAATGCAAAAAATCAGCGGATTTGTAGAGAGTACTGTTAGTGTTATACAAAAGGAATTCAAGCTCTGGAAACTACAAAACGAAGATTTAGAGGGAAGTTCTCAAGAATTAGAATTACAACTTGAAGCACAGAAAAAAGAGCATGAATTGCTGACAGAACAAATTCAAATTGCCGAGCAAGCACTTAAAGACATAATTACACAATATGGCGAAAGCTCAACCGAAGCCTTGAAATATAAAAATGAATTATTAGATTTACAAATACAACAAGCGGGACTGACAAAAGAAGTTGACAAAACAACAAAAGCACTAAGTGGCATGGCAAAAATCCAAGAAAGAATTGCTGCGTACGATAAAAAGAATTACGGTTCTTCTGGTAGCGGCGGTGGTGGAACAAGTAACAAAAAAAAGAACGATGATGCAATACTGGAGGTTGCGGGGGATGAGGTATCAGAAATTGCAAAAAGAAATGATGTTGACATAGGCGTTGCGATAGAAATGTGGCGGCAAAACGAGGCTGACAAATTAGCAGGCAAAATTCCCAGATATTTTAACGGAACAAATAATTATCCTGGTGGTTGGGGATGGATGAACGAATTAGGACCGGAACTTGTAAAGTTGCCTAAGGGTAGTCAAATAATACCGCATAAGGAATCAAAAGAAATGTTAAGTGGCGGAGATACTTTCCACGTCACAATAGACGCAAAAAATATCAAAGATTTTACCGACGTAGTAAGAGTATTTACAGGCATTAAGCAGACAGCAAGGCAGGGGGTGTGATGGATGGCTAAATATTTTTATAATAAATATACTTACGATATGTTTTGGAATAAATCTCCGAATAGCCCTAATGCATATTCAGACAAAAAAACTAATGTATTAAGGTCAAGTAGCTCAACATATAACACCATTATAAATGGCGATTTATCACAAGGGGATATAGGGAAAGTTATAAATGTAACAGGCACAAGGTATCTTGCGGAAGGTATTAGTCCAGATACTATGGCGGGAGTGGGCCATTATTTTGAGTCAGATGCAGAATACCAAGTTACCTTCACTACAGGATTAAAAGTAGGAGATAGAGTATATGCCAGAGTGTTTGCAAACTCAGCAAGGCGCGCAACAGTTAAGTCTATAAATGGC